ACAATAGTCCCAAATAATGGATCAATAGCCATAATTAATTAATTTAGTTTTTTAATGTTACTTTTTTAACTTTAAGTTTTGAAGAATCAACACCGCTAATAGCTTTAACTTTTAATCCATTTACAAATACTTCACCTTGCGCCGTCTGTCTAGGTTCAGTCGAAATGTTTTTCGACTTAGCCATGACTTCTTTAACAGCATCAGCTTTTCCTTGTTCATAAAAATGTTGAGCTAAAGTATCAGCATTACGAGCCGCATACAAAGCTTTGTGGTAACCTTGAGCATCAGATATTTCTCCTTTATCGTTTAAGAACGTCTTAACGAAGTCAGCAATATCCGTTTGTGCTTTAGCTACAGATTCAGGATTTTTAACACCGTATCTAAACTTTTTGTCTCCAACTGAGAAATCAAAACCTTTGAAATCACTAGAAAAAAGTTGACTAGTAGTGTTACTAAAATGTTCCTGTCTTTGTTTTACAGCTTGTTGTTCTTCATTGTATCGATTGAAAAAGTCCATAGCTTTTTGTTGCTCTTGGGTTACGCCCGGTCTCAACTTGATCTCGTCGTAGTATTTACCTTTTAAGTCTTCCAAAAAACCTTTAGCTTTTCCAACTTCTTCTTTAAACGCAATTTTCTTTTTGCGTATTTCTTTTTCGTCGTCTAACTCTTCATCATAAGTAAAGTCTTCTAATAAAAGACTTACATCCTCATAATCAAGATGCGGTCGTGTTTGTTTATAGTATTCTCTTACCAATGTAGTGTTGTCTACATTAGAATAATCTGCATTAAGCCGCACGTAATCAGCGACTGTACCGCCAGTCTCTTTCATAAAAGAAACTAGCTTTTCAATATTTTCAGGTAACTGTGGTGTTGGTTCTGCCTGCTGTATCGGTTCTTTAGAAACTTCGACTGGCCCATTAACTTCTGCTTCTTCAACTAAAGTTAAAGGTGTCTCTACTTCCTCTTCGGTTTCCCGTACTTCTTCAACCACTTCTTGGCTGTTGCTACTGTCTTCGGATTTTTCGACAATAACATCGCTATCATTTGTCTCTTGTGTTTGAATGGCATCTTGTTCTTTTATTTCAACTTTAGTTACTTCAGGTACTACTTCACCTTGAGCTTCTGCAGCTGTATTAGGTATTTCAACTTTAGTTACCTCTTCTGTTTTACCTAAGTTTTTAGGTTTTTTAGGTTTAGCTTGCAATTTAAACTCACCTTCTTGTTTTACTTCTTCTGACATAATATAATATAATTAAATAATTAAAAGTTTTTTTAACGAGGTTCAAACTGTTCTAGTCCAAATCCTCCAAGCGCGTCGTTACCAGATGATTCAAAGTCTTTTGGTAGTTCGTCATTTTGACGCTGTGATATCATTTGAGATTGCTGCGTGCCTATAATTTTAGCACGTTTATCTTTACGATCTTCTATTTCTTTTTCACGAGTAGCCTCAGCTCCAACTTTAGCTTGTGCTAATTGCAAGTTATAACCAAACTCTTGCTCCATTAACATTTGTTTTATTTGAGCCTCTCGCTCTAACTTTTGTATTTCAAATTGAGATTTACCTCTCTCTAACTGCAATTTGCTTTCTGTTAACGCTTGTTGTTTTTGAACTTCATTTAAAGCAGCTTGTTCTGCTTGTTGAGCATTCGCTTGAGCTTGAGCTTGTATATTAGCAAGTTGCGCTGCTTTTTGCTCTTCAGCTCTTTCAGCTTGTTTTTGTTTTAAATATTGATTAGCTAATTTAATATTTTTAATTTGTCTAATATCAATAGCATCTTCTAATCCTATTTGACCACTTTGTAAAGCAACTTGTATATTTTGTTCTAATCTTTGTTGTTCTTCTTCGTCTGGTTCTAATTCTAAAAATATACCAAACTCATGCGTGTTTAATTTTTCTATTTCTTGCAATGAACCAACGTTGTATTGATTTATACAACTTATTAAAGCGTTTTTAGTGAGCGGGAAGTTTAGCATATCTGCAGCTCTTAAACTTATATTTTCTGCAGCTCTAATAGTTAAATACATAAGAGACTGTAATATATGTTTTGTAGCTGTGTTTGAAGCAGCTGCAGCTAATTTTTGTAAACCTACTAAAGCATTTTTATCTGGTTGGCTGCCGTCTCTAGCTTCATTTAATCCGGTCACGTCACGTATCATTTGTAAATAATATTGATACGTTTGAACTAGCGCTCCTATTTTAGCTTGACCATTAGATGTTTGTAACTCTTGAATCGGAACCTTACCAGGATTAATATCACCATCAATAGTTTTAGATCTACCTACAATACTACCAGTTTGGAAGTACATGTTTAAAGCTTCTTGAGGATTATAATTTGTACCATTACCTAGATCGACTTCAGATAATCCATCAACATCTACGAATACACCATCTGGTACCATGCGGGCTAATACTTGTTGTATTTTTAAATGAGTAAGTTGTATCATATCAGCAAACCCAACACACTTACTTACAACACTTTCTATTCTACCTTTGTATATTCGTGGGGCAGTTATAGCGTAGTTCATTTGAACTTTAGTTTGATCGCTATAAGGTCTTGTCATGTTTTCAGCAAGTTGCCATTTAAGCATTTTTTCTTGCCCAAGTATTTTAGCGCCGCTATATAAAACTTCTATAGCTCTATGTACTCTTTCAAAGTTTTCATTTTCAGGTGGATTAAAATCACCTGGCTTTTCTAGTGCTTTTTCTAAACCCTGATCTGTTTGTTTAATTTTAAATACTTGATTGTTATATGTTTTGTATTCAAAATATAAAACTTGCACGTTGTTATAGTTATCATCTTGACCCCAATAGTTTCTAGTGTAATTAGAGTCGCCTGGATATTTTTGTATTTCTTCTAACTCAGCGTCAGTTAAATATGGAAACTGCTTTTTAACTTCTTCTAAACTTACGCTTTTTACTTCACCTACATAATAAACATCTTCAAAATTAGGATCTTCTGTATATGAATATACTAAATTAGCAGGATCTACGTAGTCAATAGTAATACCGTTTGCTAGATTAAAATCTGTCTTAACACAACTTATACCAAGCACAACTAAATCATAAGCTAGTCTTTTCTTTATTTCGTCGTATTTGTTATAATTAAATACATTTTCAATTAATTCTTCTTCAGCTATTTCAACAGACTGCTTATAGCTTAATTGCATGTATAGCTCTAGTTCTTTTTCGTCTTTAGGTAAAGCTTCTGGGTTTACACTAGAATAAAAATTTTGACCTGTTAGTTGGTTTAATTGCTCAATTTGATTTTTACTTTCCATGTCTTGTATGGCGTCAAAAACGTATTGAGTTCTTTGTTTTATAGCAAAAGGATCATTTGCAAAAGATTTTATTTCGTAACCCTTATCGGTCATACCATTCACAACAATATCTACAAATTTAGATAATACTGCGACTGGTTTCCAGTCTAAATTTAAATAAGACAAATCACCATTAATTGATAACTCATCTTTATATTTAGCTACAGATTGTTCGCCTCTAGCGTATAATCTTAATCTATGAAAATCTTGCCAGTTATTACCAAAACGACCACCAGCACCTAAGCCACGATCACCTCTAAACCATTCGTTTTCAATAGCTCTACCTACTTGGAAACCGTAATCCAAAGTATTCTTTTCTGCATCTGGTACCACCTGACTCGGAAAGGAACTATTTACATTAGTATAAACCATTTATTGTATTATTTTTGAAATGTAACCTGTGTTATCATATTTTTTAAACGATATGTTAACTGGATCTCGTTGTTGTATGTTTACTGGTGTGTATTTATTTTTATTACAAGCCATTATAGCTAAACCAGAACTAATTGTTGCATCAAACTTTGTTCTGTTATTTATGTTAAATTTAGCCCAGTCTTCTAATGTTCTTTGAAAATACATATCACCATACCCATTTTCACTCAAACCCACGTAGTCTTCTATATATGATTCTATAGCAGCAGCATGAGCTTGCTTAATATCTTCACTTGAATTAGGTATACCACCTATTTCTCTTTCTGCAACAGACAGCTTATTGTATATTTTATCTGGTCTGTTCATTGAAAATTTTCTATAACCTCTACGTTTTAAATAATACAATAGTCGAGGTTTGTTATTCTCTGCTAGTATTGGCATGCCATAAAAATGCAATGCCATTAAAACATCTTCAAAGAATATTTCAGCTGTTGGAGGTCTTGATATATATTCTAAAAAGAACATATTAAAAGGAGCTTGCTCCATACTAAATTTAGTTAAACCGTGTAATGATCCTTTTGAACCGCGTTTGTCTACTGTTCCAGATATATCGTAACTGTCACAGCCAAAAGCTCCTATGTGATCATTACCAGGAAACTTTACTCCATTTTTTATTATTACACGATTTTGTAGATTTATAGGTGGAATCCATGAAACTAAAAATCTACCGTTATTGTCAGGTACAAAATTTACACTTGTATCTTTAATACCACCAGCCCACTGAAAATTACCTTGCGTGACTGATGTTTTGTTTTTCATATCTTCATTATGATCTATTTGCTCGTAAATCTTAGTTAGATTAAATAAAGATAACTTTGCTTCGTCTCTAAATGCGTGTTTCTCTGTCCGAGGAAACTGACGATAATATTCGTTTAAACTGTCCTGATCATTTCTAAGACCATCAACTTCATTTTCCCAATGTTCTATAACACCTGTAGTAATTAAATCACCCTGCGCGTCTTTAACTGCGTCTTTCGGTGAGTCGAATACAGGTACGCCATAAGAATCGATGAATCCTTCGTAGTTCCATTCCATAGGTATGAACAAACTATATAATCCCGAGCTAGTCTGTCCATTGCGGTTTCTTTGTGTGACATCTGACGCATAGTATAATTTTTTAAAGTTATCACCTCCTTTGTCTAATGAGTTGCTTGTTGAACCCATCATACATTTACCAACAACTTTGCTACCTAATCTTAATGTAGTTTTTGTAACTCGCCAGTTATTTAAAATGTTATCCGGACGCTCCCACTTACCTGATTCGTCATGGGCAAGAAGTTTGAGTTTCTCACCGTCATATGAGTTGTCACCCGTGTTTTTCCAGTCGATCGTTGTGTCGAGACCGTCGAGTTCCTCGGGCGTTTCGCCTTGGTCGAGTTTACGCCTTGTGAGTTTTGACGCTGGTACCCTGTAGGCGAGTTCCGTCTTTGGTCGGTCCATACCATCTTGTATGGGTTTGAAAAAGAACGGATAGTTGACTGACATGGGTACAACTTTGTCGGTAAACATCTTTTTAGCGTCAGCCCCTGATTTTGATAATATCCCAAAACGTGAGTCGGAAGATATTGTTGCTTGATGCACAAGTTCTGATGACGCCATGAATGAAAAACCAGAGCGTCTGTTTTTGAGGTAGCACATACCATAACATCGCTGATCGGCTTTACATGCTTCCCAGAATATAAAGAAAAGCCTATTTGACTCCCTGTAATCTGCGGCACCAACATCAATTTTGCTCCACTGCAAGAACATATAGTGAGAACCAGTAATGTAAGTAGCCACGCCTCTATTATAGAACCAATATCCTTCTTCACGTCTTTTAAACTCTTCGTCGATATAATCGTACCATTCTTCTTTAAAATTAACTCTTCGTCGATATAATCGTACCATTCTTCTTTAAAATTAACTGGATATCTTTCCCAGTCAAATACACTTTTAATTTTAGTTAATGGTTTAGGGTATTCTGATCTAGCCCAACGTTGATCTTCTATTTTATCAGACGCAGCGTAAACATTATCAGGTATAGCTGGTAAAGCTATTTTAAGGTTTTGTATTTCAATGACATCACCTATTGTACCGTCTTTACTTATAACTACAACATCGTTTTCAACGTCATAACCATACTCCCATTTTTTATATCTATTGTTTCTTTTTAAAACTTTAGGTTTAATGTGGTCTTGTATTACTCTTACTAAAGACTGCTCGTACATTATCTTGATCTGCCTTCAGCGAAACCTTTAAAACTTTTTTCTTTATTGTTTTGAGGTTTATCTTCAAGCATTATTTTTTCTTCTTCTATTCTAGCTAGTATTTCAAACGCATCAAATATAGCAAGCTTTTTAGTAGCAGCAGCGTTTTTAAGTCTATCTGCAGAAACATCATCTTCTGTATTAGTGATAATCTTTTCTTCAGCTACTTTTATTAACTCTTTAACTGCTTTCTGCCCAGCTTGGATTATATTCTTTCTCGTTTCCTTTGAACTCATATTTAACTAAAATATCATTTGATTGCATACAATATAGTCTTTGTTTATCTATAATAAACTCAAACTCTCTATTAGATTTAAAACCAACTAAATCACCTTCATATATACCAAGCGACTCTAAGGTTTTATTACCTATTTTTATTATACCTTTATTTTTTTGCTCCGGCTCTTGAGACCAAGTATCATTATTTTTTATTGGTATAATAAAACAATGGTCACGAACTGGTAACCATTTCACCATACGCTTGTAAAGATATATTTGATCGTATTGACATAAATACTTATTGTCGTTAAATGTTTTACTACTATCAACTTCTTTACCTTGATGGTTATAATATCTTCTAAATACATTGTGGTGTATAATTACTTTATCACCTTCTTGTATTGGCGTTTCAAAAGCAGTTGGTACTGTAAGTACAGTTGCTGTTCTGTTTATAAGCTTAAAGTTTTCTATGCTAGAATTAACTATAAGTTTGTCGCCATCTATGTCAACTTCATTGTTATACCTTTTACCGTCTGGTATAACTATAAAATCAAAAACGCTTTTCATTAATATTCTAAATCGTATTCAACAGATATAGCCATGTTAGAATTAAATTTCTTCCATGGCAATACCTCATTGTTTTTCTTTATGAATATGTTATAAGAAGCGTCTTCGTCTTCAAACAGAATATGTGATATTTCATGACCACCGTAGACCTGCTGACCTAACGCGTAGTGCATAGCATCATTCTTATAATCAGAACCAATACTGATTTTTCTTATAACAGTACTCATTAGTCCTCTGATTTAACAACACTTAATTCACCATCATCTTCTTTTTCGATTTCAGTGTAAGTGCCGGTCTCTAAATCAATATTAATAGATCCGTATTTTTCTTCTAATTGCTTTTTAGTATCTTCAATATTTTCATTAATACCAGCAATTTTATGAAGCAACGCGTGTTTGTTTGCTTCTAATTGACCTATTTGATTTACTACTTGACCTAATTCTGTTTGTTGATCTTTAATTTGTTTAAGCTCTTCAGCTGTAATTGATTGTGACATTTAATTTAATTTTATTCTTGTTTACTTTTTTTTGACTTTTCCCAAGTACGACCCACAAAATAAGCGCCGTATACTGTAATTAACAATGACTGAAATATTGGGATATACTCTTCAGCCACTTTGAACCCGCCAATGTTACCATCGAAAAATGCTAATGCCGTAAATATAACAGTAAGATATATTAACACTAGCGGGCGGATATTCTTTGATAAAAATGAATCTGATTGCATGTCAAGTTTCCAGCGCTCGCTGATTTGAGTTTGCGCATCTTGATCTGCTTTTTCTAATAACTCTTGAATCTTTTGTTTAGCAGCTAATCTTTCCTCGTCTGTAGTTGTAAGTTTATCTATTACATTACCTACGTCTTTAATTAAACCACCAGTTAAAAGACTTAAAAGTTTTTTCATTTTTTAGTTTCTATTTTTTTTGGCTTTTCAGTTTTTAAAGTGTCTTTAGCCATAGGATTTGCTAACACTTTTTCTTTAGCTTTTTTAGCTTGTTTTTTTGTTATTTTCTTTTCACCGAAAAGTAAATTAGCCATGTCGCTAAGATCAGGATCACCTTCTTGATGTAAAGCTGAACCTCCACTCATACCAGTAAATGTAGCTGGTGA